ATAGCAGATGATTGTGTTTCTGAAGATTGGACACCCGATATTCAAGGTTTATATCTTAATGGAGAATATTTAAGTATTGACATTTCTAAGATTCAAAGACAAGTGGATGATAAGGTTGATAATGATAAGAAGCAGGGTTTTATAGATCATGAAGGAAAAGATATAAATTATTTTGATCAAAAAAGACTTGACCTTTAGAATTTCAAGTTATAACATAAATCATGTAATCAATTTAAATCAACAAATAATGAAAATAACAACACAAAAAGAACTAGACGATTTAATTGCAACAGCAAATGAATCAAATACAATAGTTTTAAACGAAGATTTGAAAATCACTTTTGATTGTACAATTCCTTGCAACATCGACGCTTACAACATCACCGCTCGCAACATCAAAGCTTGGGACATCAAAGCTGGCAACATCAAAGCTTGGGACATCAAAGCTGGCAACATCAAAGCTGGCAACATCAAAGCTTGGGACATCAAAGCTGGCAACATCAAAGCTGGCAACATCGACGCTTACAACATCACCGCTCGCAACATCAAAGCTCGCAACATCACCGCTGGCAACATCAAAGCTGACAACATAGAATATTATGCTTTTTGTATAGCTTACCATTCTTTAGAATGCAAATCAATTTCAGGAATAAGAGAAAACTCTATACATAAATGCCTAGATCAAGAAATTAAAACTATAAAAGAAGAAAAAAAAGTAACTATCGAACTAACAGAAAGTCAATTAGATAAAATCAAACACTTAATATAATGCAAAAACTAAGAATATCAAACACATATAACAAAGAAAACAATCAATACGAAAAAGGCACTTTTGAAGTAAGGGAAAACGAAAAATCTATTACAGGAAAAGTTAATATTTCCAGTAAAAAAGATAATAAATATATATTAAAAACCTTGCCATTTATTGCTTTTAAGTCTAAAATAGACAGAGAAACAGAGCGAGCAATTTTGGACTCTAGGGGAAAATTATTTGATGCAGAAATTGACTTGATTGTTGATAGTTTTCAAGATCAAACAGGAAAGGCAATCACTTATGCAAAAGTAGTAATTAACAAAGCTAAATTTGAAGCAATAGACAAGCATAATCAGGCAAAAGCTAACGGATACCAGCCAGAGGAGGAATTACTAGATGATGATATACCCTTCTGATAAAAGAATACCCTCCTGCCATCTAAAGTCAGTGCTTTTTAGGTTGAAGTGCTTAACTGTCCTTGATGCTAGAAATAGTTAAATTCGCTTGGCAGTAAACAGGGTGCTTTATAAGCCTACAATCAAGGAAAAACCTATTAATAAAATAAAATAATTATGAAAGTAATATTAAGTAGAGATTTTACTCTAAAAATCGACGATGAAGATGCAGGTTATATAGTAAAAAAAAGTGAAATCTGGAACGACACTAAAAAAACATATGAAAGACTTTATTCATTAAAAAATCTGAAAGGAAAAATCGTTATAGATAATATAGACTTAAAAGAGTTTAAAAAAGAATATAAAGACATAAAAAACTGGAAAGAAATATTAAAAAAATAAAAAAATCATGATACCATTTAGAGTAAAACTATTAACAGAAACAGCAACCGCACCAACTCAGGAGAATGAGGGCGATTTATGGGATATATATGCTGATAGTTTTTGTTGTAAGAATTTAAAAGATTTTGATGAATACGGAATTAACCGAAAAGTTGCAGATTTAAAAGGTGAGCCAGTAATTTTAAACATAGCAAAATATAAATTATCAGATATAGGTAATGAATTAAAACTATATCCACAAGGAAGAATCCTAGTTAAAACAGGAATAGCGATTGAATTGCCTAAACAATATGATGGAAGGGTTAGAGATGGGCAAGAATTTTGGGAGTATCAAGAATTAAATCATTTACCAATTTTAAGTTACGCAGTAGCAGATATTCGCCCTCGTTCTGGACTAGCCCTAAAACACGGAATAACAGTATTAAATACACCTGGAACAATAGACAACTCATATCGCAAAGAAATAGGAGTTATTTTATATAATGCAGGACACGAACCTTACACAATAAACAAAGGGGATAAAATCGCTCAAATGCTAATAAGACCACTATACCCAAGCAAAATGGAGATCGTAGAGAATATTGAAGATAGCAAAAGGGGTGGTTTTGGATCAACTGGTAAATAAATAATTATGCAGCAATATAGATTTACAACAATAAAAGAAAATAAAAGAAGAAAATCATTTTCACATAGTAAAGAATTTGAACCAAAAGCCGAAAACCATGAAGAATTTGGCATAAAATCAGAAGTATTTTGCTTTAAATCACTAAAAAAACTACAACAATTTATAAAAAAAAACAAAGGAGCGTGTGGGAAGCCTTTTATAGATCGATTTAATAAACAATTTGCAGTAATAAAATATAGAAATGAATAGAATAACACAATACATAAACTTTTACAAAGTAAAAAAAAACTTAAAAGTAAATGAAGAGCAACAAAACTTGATTGATAGAGCTAAAAGCAAATTTATTGCAAGAAAAAGCGGAATTGATGGCTATAAGATGCCACTATATAAAAACATAAAAAGCTTTAAATTAGATTTGGAAGATATATTTGAGGAAAAGGCAGGAGGAAGGAAAATCACTTCTTGATTATTAATAATAACATTCTATAATAAGAAAGTTATTTATACATGCTAGGAGGTAATACTTCCTAGCGACAATTCAGTATTTCACTAATGGCAGAATATAAAAACCTTAACGATAAAAAGCTTCCAGGCAGACCAAGACTTATACCTAAGATTTGGAACGAAGAAATAAAGCAAAAGATATTAGATGCATACAAGGAAGGACAAAGCGATATTGCTGCTATTGTAACATTAGATATCGCAAAAGAAACTTTCTATAAATTAGTAAGAGCAGATAAAGAAAGCTTAGGAGATATAGAACAAGACTTTGTGGACTCAATTAAAAAAGGCAGGGCATTAAGCCAAGCATGGTGGGAAGAAATGGGCAGAAAAGGAACAATAGGAATGGTAGACAGTTTCAATAATGGAGCTTTTGTTTTTAATATGAAGAATAGATTTAAGCCCAAAGGATATGATAGTACATGGGCAGATAAAGTAGAAACACACAACACAAACTCAAATTCTGATAAAGTTGATGTGCAAATAAACCTCTCACCAGAAGAAAAGTAAAAATTCCAACCCCCAGAATATAAGGCTTCGATGCCCTAAGCTCACCGTGTGAATAAAAAATGTAAAAAAAACATATATTTACTTGACATATAAAAAAGCATAGTATAAACTTATTTATGTAATCAACTTAAATAAAAAAAACTATGACTAACTTTACACAATCAGAAAAAACAATGTTATCAAGAATTGCTATTGAAATGGCAGAAAATAACATTGAGCCAAATCATGAAAATATAAAAGCAACATTTAAAAAAATATTAAGAAGAGACAGGGAGACTTTAGAACAAAAAGCAGATAAGGTAGCTAAGCTCTTAGCTCCTGCAGTATGGTCAAGAGTGCAAAAGCAACAAATAGATTTAAAAGTAAATAACTATATATAATATAAGAGGGAGGAAAAACAAAAAACCTCCCTTAAACTTAAATAAAAAAACTATGAAACTTTTAAAAATCAAACAAAGATTTATTCAATCAATAGCTAAAAATAAACAGGACTACAACGAAGGCTTGAAAGAAGGTTTACAATTCTGGAAAGAAAGTTTAAAAGGTATAAAAGCTGTTTATTGGAGTGGTGGTCAATTACATTCATCACCAAGTAAATTAATAAAATTTGCTTATGCAACATATAGCTCTAATGTGGTAGCTAGATAATCAACTTAAATAAAAAAAATCATGACTAACCTAAATAACAAATTAACTCCAGAAGGAAAGCAAATGCAATATAGAATTGCTTTAGAAATGGCAAATAATAATTTAGAACCTACACCAGAAAATATAGAATTAACTTTTAAAAATATTTTAAAAAGAAAGTCAAAGACAATAGAGGAAGAAAGAAACATTGTAAGAAATCTATTAAAACCTGAAATAATGGCAAAAGTAGATAAAAAAGTTGAATTAATATTAAACTAAAAATATGGCGATCAGCTCTGTGGAGCAGTCTAAATTCATGATTTAGAAAGGTTTGGTAGAATTCCAAAGATGCGTCACCAAATTAAAAGTTATGAGAAAAATAAAATTATACGAATTGATTATTAATGTTAATGATGAACTAGACGAGATTTGCTTATTCGACGAGGGGCTTTTTTATAAAGAGTGGTTAAACTATATCAATTTTTCAGATTTTGAAAAACAAGTATTTAATCATTTAGATAATATGAAAGTACGATGCATCGAAGGATATGCAGATGAGACTCATTTATTTGCTAAAAATACTGATTATGGATATGAACTCTTGCCTAAATGTTATAAATACTATCATAAAAGAAAATTAAATATACCAGCGGAATTCTCTTATGCTTTATTTACTGATCCATCATATATTGTTGATTATATAAAAGATATTAAAAAAAACGTTGATCGTTGGCTTAATAATATAAGAAAAAAAGAGGGTTTAAATAAAGAAATAAATTTTTAAAACTATGAAATTTTGCACTAAAACACAAGACTTATTAAAAGCATATAACAAAGCAACAAATGATTTATTAATTGAATTATTAGAAAGATCAGGTTGGGAAGATATAACTTTTTATAAATATGATGAATATAGAAAACCTAAAGACTGTGAATCAGACGAAGGAACAGAGTTTCAAGCGGGTGATGGCTCTGACGATGGGGAAACAATTTCAGGCTATTGGGTAGGCGAAGACATTGGAGGCATTTTAGTAATCAATGAGGAATGGTCTATAAAGCCAGAAATATTAAAGCAAGCGGTGGAATTAAAAACAGCTAATCTTGAAGATGTGTTTGATTATTATGATTACGAATATGAAGAAACAGAGCAACAAAGGCCAGTATTGACTTTTACAAATTGGTATAAATTAAAAGATCAACTTTGTAAATAATTCATGTATTTACTTGACAATAAAAAAAGCATGATTATAATTAGTTATGTAATCAACTTAATTTAAAAAAACTATGACTAATTTTACAAATTCAGAATTACATAAATCTATTATACAAGCTTCTCACTCTAAAGAACGACTAACTAACAAATTAAATTATATTGAAGCAGCAGTAAATTACTGGGCAAAACGAGATAAAGAGCAATTTATCTTTTTCCGTGATGCGGAACATTTAACTTTAAAATTATTACTCTCACTGTAACAAAACCATAAAAAATCATGACTATATTCAAAAAAATAACAGAAATAACTCTATTAATAAAAAAAGATATAGAAAACAACAAACCTTATCGCAATGCTGTTTTTGATCGAGTAGATGAAGCTTTCTGTAATACTCCACAAAATAAGAAAGATATAATAATAATGAGAATATGCGACAATTTGCAAAATAAAGGCGTAATAATATAAAACTATGATAATAAATAACAAAATAGGATCAGGCAGAATATTTGCAGGCTTTACATGGGGCGAAGCAATAAGACACGCAACAAATCCAGAAGAGTCTGACACATGGATAAGAAAAGTCACTAAATGGGACAGATCATCTGAGTCTATTTATGATTATAAAACTGTTTTCTCGCATTATGAATTAAAAACTTATGGCATACATCACAGTAAAGACAGATCGTTAAGAGTGCCAAAAACATTAAATAATTATGTAAAAAAAGTAATAGAAGATAGAAAGCTAAGCGAAATAGACGAGCATCATAATATTTACATAAAATGACTTTAGAGTGGAGATATAACAGATTAAAAGACAGATTGGAATTTTTAAAGCTTGTTAAAAGAGATAATAAAGAGTATGAAAAAGAATATTGTTATTTATTGAAATATAAAAACACTTTGGAGTTTTATATAAATAAAAACAAAGCAAAAAAAAGGAAAAATATAAGCTGGTTAGTAAGGTCAAATATTATTGATGATTTACTTAAAAACCAAAAAGGAAAATGTTTTTATTGTAAAATAGAAATTATCAATA